GACTAACATGAATTATACGCTCTCAGTAGAGATGAAGGGGCGTCTAATCTATGACCTGACAGACAACATCAAGAAGCCGTCCTCAAATCCGCCGAGCCAGATTTATGACTTCATGACGGATACAGATTTTGGTTTCGGACTGAATCCAAATGATATTGATATTACCAGTTTCCGTAATATGGCTAACTACTGTAAGGCAAATCATTTATATTCTAACGGCACCATTCAGTACGATAAGTCATTCAAGGAAAATCTTGAGGCAATGTTAAGTACGTTCGGCGGTGTACTCTATGAATCTAATGGTGTGCTCTATATGACTGTTGATGCACCTGATATAGCAGTACAGCATTTTGATGAAAGTAATATTGTCGGCAGCGTTAATATCACGACAGGAACTAAATCTGATTACGTCAATACAATGGACAGTACTTATACAAATCCAGACAATGACTATTCAGAAGATATCATTCGTTATCCAAGTAATGCAATTAATAACAGTACTGTGGCGGCTGATGGTTATATCATTAAAAAAGACTTAAACTACAAATGGGTTCAGGACAAAACGCAATTAGCGACTCTGAGTAATATTGAGCTATTAAAGTCTAAGTACATCAGTAACACGATTACCTTCAATACTTTTATCACAGATATGAAAGTGTTCGATGTATTCACAATCAGTTTCAAGGAAGCCGGATTCGTCAATAACAAATATCGCGTAGTGTCCCGTACTGTACCGATGACTGTAGATAAAACGGGTATCATTCAGATTACTGCAATCTCCTATGATGACGGTATCTATCAGGGTAAAGACCCTGGCAAGTTTCCTCAAAACGGCTTAACTAATCTACCTAATCCTACATACGTTGCACCTCCAGGCAACCTCAGAGCACAGCGTTTAGGTGCGACAGCTTCAGGGAACGCTGTACTGCTGACATGGGATCTGAGTCAGGATACCTCGGTCCGCGGGTATAAGATCAAGTACAAGCGAAGCGATTCAACC